CCTCAGAGTACAGCAGTTCGATTTCAGAGAATTGGATACGCATTTCTGTTTGTGCCGGGAATCCATCACGCATCTGTGAGTAGAATCCGGAACCGGTGTAGTTGACAGACATATCAGTGATTACGGAAGTCTTGAACTTGTTCAGCCACGGGTTCAATCTTCCTTGGTAAATGTACTCAATGTTAAACTCTTTAGGGTAATCCACACGGTAGCTGTTAATGTCACCACCATGTGACGGATGTGCGGCTTCACGGAATGTCTGGATAATCTCATAAATGTCCTTTGACTCTTTTTCATTATGTGGAGTAAATTTAAATACAAACTCAAATGTACGGAAGTTGATATTACGGAATGCCATTTTCAGGTATGGGTTCGTTGCTTGCTTCTCTTTAATGCTATCAATAGTTGCAGCATCGGCAGAACCAGCACCACCTTGTAGCTTACCACGCATTGAACTAACCAATTCGTTAGCCTTCTGAAGACCTACTGTACCAAGATTCTTAATATCGGCTACAGAGTTCCCTTCAATATATGATGCACCACCTATCCCAACACCTTGTGAATCCCAGCTAACGTTTGTAGGGTTCGCAATGGATTCGGGCATATATAGATAAACGATTCGTTCAATGTTGGCAGATTCGGCATTCTCTCGCTTCAGTATATTAAACTTGACAGCAGCGGTTGCTTGTCTCTCTACCTTAGAGCGTGACAATGCATCTTTCAGTGAATTTGGGTAATAAAGGTCTGACATTATTTTTCCTGAGTTTTCTTTTATTTATATGGATAAATACATTATATGGGTAGAAAAACATACAAAGGTTTATACAAACCACGCAATCCTGAGAAATACGTGGGTGATGTGTCTCAAGTAGTATATAGGTCCGGTTGGGAACGCAAGTTAATGTTACGCTGTGATAGTGACCCAAACATACTGAAATGGGGTTCCGAGACCATGCCAATTCAGTATTATTCCAGTGTTGACGGAAAGACTAGACGATATTTTGTAGATTTCTTCATACAATTGAAAGATAGGTCTGGTAATGTGAAGTCAATTATGGTAGAAGTGAAGCCACATAAGGAGACTATACCTCCAGTACCACCAAAGCGTAACACTGCTAAGACTAAGCAACGATACGTTAATGAAATGATGACCTATCAGCGTAACCAAGATAAATGGGAAGCGGCTACTGCATGGGGCAAAAAGAATGGATGGGATTTCACGATTATGGATGAATACTCACTAGGCATTAAAAAGAGAAAGGCATAAATGGCACGTTTTAAAATATTTCCAGTATTAAAGAACAAAGTAACTAAAACTTCTGGTTCAGCGTTGAAGCAAGCTGGACAGAATTCCCGTGACTGGTTCAAAGGTGCTGTAACAGATGCATTTGGAAAGAAGCGTACCAGAGCAGCGGGTACATTCAGTAAAAAGGAATTAGCGGCACAGCAACAGGCAGCGGCTACCTCAAGTGCTAAAGAAAATAAGACCAGACAAAGTAATGCGGTAAAAAGAAACTATTCCAAGACTCCGGACCAGCAAATAGCAGGTGCTAAGAATTCCAGTGACCCCTATCAGGTTGCTCCAAGGGCATCAGCAGCGGTCAATAAGAATCTTAGAAAGAATACTACAATGGATGCAACGTTCAAAAAGAACTTGCGTAATACCAATGTACCGCTAATTGGGCATATGTATTTCTACATCTATGACCCAAAGCATAAGAAGACACTACCATACTATGACGTATTTCCTTTGGTAATCCCAATGGAATACTACTCAGATGGTTTCTTGGGTATGAACCTTCACTATGTTGCACCAATTGGCAGAGCAGTGTTGCTGGATTACCTTATGTCACTACAGCAGTCTACCGTTGTGGCAGGTAATCAAGAGAAGTATATGAATGTGTCATATGGCATGTTGAAGAACACAGCTAATAGTAAGTTTTTTAAACCAACAATAAAAAGATACTTGTACTCACATGTTAAGTCTCCCTTTGCAGAAGTTCTTTCAGATGAATGGGAAAATGCGGCATTCTTACCCGTTGAGCAATTCCGTAAAGCAACTAAGCGTGAAGTGTGGGCAGATAACAGGACCAAACGATAATGACAACAATGACAGAGTACATGGAAACGTTGAACAAGCAAGGTGTGGCTTCTCCAAACCGCTACATTGCTACGTTTACATTACCGGCAGGTATTTCAGCCAGCGGTCTTAATAACAAAGATGTTAATGAGAAAGCTACTGGACTTGGTATACAACAGTTCAATAAAGAGATTAATAGCGGGGGAGACCTTTCTATTAAATGCTCTACCATGCAGTTTCCTTCCAGATACTTCATGACGAATGAGAACAGACACTTTGATACACCCTATAAAATACCGTATGCACCACAATACGATATGGCTCAGTTCACATTCATTGCATCCAAGGACTTACGTGAAAGAAGATTCTTTGAGATTTGGCAAGAGGCAATTACTAATGTCTCTACCGGTAGCATGAATTTTTATGAAGAATATGTTGGTGTATGTAAGATGTACCAACTAGATAGAGAAATGAATAAAGTATACGGTGTGGAATTGCTTGAAGCATATCCGCTAAATATTGGTTCAGTTGATTATGCTTATGCAACAACAAATGAGATTGTGAACATTACAGTAACTATGGCTTATAGACGCTGGAACAATTTGGAATCTGAATTATCATCTACAACATAGGAGTTAGAATATGAGTCTACCTAAGCTAGACACCCCCAAGTACACGTTAACCGTTCCGTCTACTGGGAAAGAGTTGAAATACAGACCATTCGTGGTCCGTGAACAGAAGATTATGCTGCAAGCGGTTGAAATGCAGGATAAGGACCAGCTTAATAATGCTGTTGAAGATATTATTAGAGCATGTACATTTGATGAGTTTGATGTTGATAACTCTCCAGTGTATGACGTTGAATACGTTCTTCTTCATATCCGTGCAAAGAGTTCAGGTGAAATGGTTGAAATGTTTTACCGTTGTAACAACCTTGTTGAAGATACTGAGAATGATGGTCTGAAGAAATGTGCTTCAAAGATACCTGTAGGAATTCCTTTATTGGATGTGCAGGTGGAAAGCCCTGAAGGACATAAGACTAAAATCATGTTGCAGGATGATGTTGGTATGACAATGCGAGACCTACCTTATGGAATGTATAAAACATCCACTGGTAAGAACCTTGCAGATGTTGGTATTGATATGATTGCTGAATGTGTTGAGAACATATTTGATTCTGAGAATGTTCATAGTAAGAAGGACTTTACTAAAGATGAATTAGTTGAGTTCATTGAGAACTTGACCAGTGACCAGTTTACAGAAGTAGAAAACTTTATTGAGACTACTCCTAGACTGGAAATGAAAGTTCCTATGCGTTGTCCTTCATGTGGTTCTGAAGATACCGTTACATTGACAGGCTTAGACGATTTTTTAGTATAGTCTTTGGTGATGGAGAATTATTGTCTCTCTATAGAACAAACTTCTTAATGATGCACAACTTCGGCTATGATGTGCAAGCTATGGAGAACATGATTCCTTTTGAAAGGGAAATTTACACATTAATGCTAATAGACCAACTTGCAAAAGAGCAAGAACAAAAAAATAAGAAAGGTTAAGAAATGGCTGATAACACAAGTACATTAGGTAAAACTTTCGGGAACATCACTGGTGGTGGTGCTTCCAAGGAATCTAATAAGCTATTGCAAAGCATTAATCGTAAGTTAGCGAATGACCCTTTAGACAGTGCCAAAGCTACCTATAAAATTGACAGACAGATTGATAATAGAATAGCCGATATACAAGCGGAGCAAGATGCTAAAGTTGCCCGTGGTGAAGCAAAGTCCCGTGACGTAAGAAATGTCTTCGATGAAGATGAGATTACTAAGGGACTTGTATCTTCACTTAAAGATGTAATGGATAACTCCCATAACGCAACTAGACAAGAACTAGATGTTAATATCCAGCGCATTAAAGTAATGATGGATAAAGTTGCGGAAGAAGGACTTGAAGAAGGTGAGTTCCTAACTACGCAAATGGGTAAGTCTCTGAAAGTTCTTGAAAAGGAACATCAGGCTAAGTCTGCCCTATCTGCTAGAGCAGCAAATAAAGTAGCTGAACTATCAGAACAGTATCTTGACGTACAGGGACTAGCAGCGGCATTCACTGACAATAACCCAGTAATGATGGGTCTTTATAAGTTGGGTGCGGATGCTATTAAAGGGCATCGTGAAAAGAAAGCTAATCAAGCCAAGATGCTTGCAGAAGATGCAAGACGTAGGGATGCTGCACAAGCCCGTGAAGAAGATAAGGCAAAAGATGAGGCTAAGATTCTTGCACGTAAGAAATTAGTTCAGGATGCTGAAGAAAAAGCGGCTAAGGAAAAGGTAAAGCAAGCTAAAGAATCTGGTAAAGCCGGTCCTAGAGAAGATGTGCCTCTACCTAATGCAACACAAAATGTAAAAGCCGGTCCTAGAGAAGATACCCCATTGCCATTTGAAAAAGAAGGTGGTGGTGATGCTATGTCTATGTTTGGAGATGGTTTTGCATTCCCTGAAGATGAGTATTCAAATACTGGTGATGCAGCGGAAGGTATTTCTCCATTACAGATGGAAGCATTGGCTCAAGCAACCGGTGGTGCAATTAGTTCATTTACTCGCATTGAAGAAGATGATGATGATTATGCACAAGCCCGTGAAATGCTCAAGCAATCTAATGATGCAATTGAAGTTGTTAAAACACAAGTTGACAACATGCAGACATTGGATACTCAAGTTGGAACCCCAGAACTTTCTACTCAAGATGCATTAGAAACCAAACTAGCTGAATCTTTTACTAAAGCAAATAATGCTGAAGAAGAAAGAGAGTCAGATGAGTTCATGGCTGAGACTGTTCAATGGCAAGAAAAAGTAATTGAAAAGTTCGATAAGTTAATTGGTTCTGTGGACAAACAAGAAAAGATGTTCACTAAGTTGAATAAAACTGTTGCTGATTCTGGTGATACAATCCTAGATGATGCAATGGACCTTGCGGGAATGGGTGCTGCCGGTGTAGCTGGTGTTGCCGGTGGTGGTATTCTTGCTAAGTTAGGTGGACTTGTTAAGAAAGTTCCCGGTGGTAAAGGATTAATTAAAGCAGGTGGTGCTGTAGCTGGTGCAGCGGGTCTTGGTAAAATGTTTTCTAAAGCAGGACCAGATGTTGCCGAAACAATGGCTAAGTCAGCAGGTGATGATGTGGCTAAAGCTGGTGGAAAAGCAGCGGGTAAGTCAGCAGCTAAAACAGCAGGTAAAGGAATTGGTAAATCACTTCTTAAAAAGATTCCTTTGTTGGGTCTGATTGCCGGTGCAGGATTTGCTGTAGGTAGATTAATGGAAGGTGATGTTGAAGGTGCTGGACTAGAAATTGCTAGTGGTGCAGCTTCACTTTTGCCGGGAATCGGTACAGCGGCTTCAGTAGCCATTGACGCTGGTTTACTTGCAAGAGATATGAGTGCCGTAGATGGTTCTAAATCTTCCACACAGGAGCCTATAGCGTACTCAGCAGCGGGAAATGCGTTGTACAAAGGTGATGACCTTAATCAACCTCTATTATTGGATAAAACCGGTAAAGCATGGACTTATGCGAGTTCAGGACCACCAGTTTCTTCAGGAAAAGTAGGTAGAATTACTGAAAAGTCACTTGCCTCTAACAAGCCTACACGAAACCCTGTAGAAATGCTAGAAAGAAGTTACATGGATAAAGTAGTTCATGGACGTGGCAGTGAACAAGCATTTGGTATTGGTTCTGGTACTGACAGGCTTCTACAAGAGATTTCAGAAGGTGAAGGTACGTCTGATTCACTTGCACGTCTAAAAGGATTTGATTCCGGTTATGACGTTCCATATGGTCATGGTCAATTTGGTAGACCAGATGAAGCATTGTCTTCAATGACTATTAAAGAAATTAAAGAGTTTCAGAAAGAACAAATTAGAGCTACCAAAGGAACTATCCCCGGTACTTCTCAGGGAACCGGTGCAGTTGGTAAATATCAAGTTACTCAAACAACTTTAGCGGAACTTCAAGAACAACTTGGATTTAGCGATAACGATGTTTTTGATAAAAACCTTCAGGACAGACTTGGTAAAGCGTTGTTGGATAAACGTGGTTATGAGAAATTCCAACGTGGTGAAATGTCTGATAAAGATTTCCAGTCCGGTCTAGCTAAGGAATGGGCTTCTGTGGCAAATCCAGATACAGGTAGGTCTCACTATGGTCAAGCTACTGGAACCTCTACAGATGAGATTCAGGGGGCTTTACAGCAAGCTAAATTAGAACATAGCATGGAGAGACAGACCATTATCCAAACTGCACAGCTTGAGAAAGGTGTTGGGGAGTACGTTCTACGTGCTAATCAAAATAACATCCCAGATGTGCAGACTGTTGCTCCACCATCTAAACCACAACAGATTGCTAAACAGTCTGGTACGGATTCTTTGAGAGGAAATGAAGTTACTGGTATATCAGCTAGGAATTCTGACTCAACTCTGCAAAGAGTTACAGACAGGTGGATTAGTCGTAGTTTCGCATAAGTCAGTTTTAGTACGAATCTCATTGGCTAGGAGTACGGTAATGAATTGTGTTCTATTCATGTAATGCTCCTTTGCCAGTTCGTCAATCTGACTAATCAGGTCCGTATTGAATCTGAAAGAGTATAGTTTTTTATTCATAAGTTAGTGTCTATAAAAAAAGGGGGAGAACCGTAATTGATTCTCCCCCATATGTAGGTTAGTAGATTTTAATCTTCGTCTAGAAGACCTTTGAAGTAATCCAAATCTTCTCCACCATCCTCATTTTCAGCTTCATCCGTGTCCACATTATTGTCCACTTCAGGTGCTTCGTAACTCTTTGAATCTTCTGAAGAATCAGCATCAACCCGCTTATTTTTGGCTGGTACTTTGTCCTCATCATCTTCTTCAACAGACTTACGCTTTGGTTCTTTACCATTTACAATCTTTTCGTACTCAGAGTTCAGCTTTGCTTCGTCTTTGTACTTATCAGGTGCAAGGTAGGAACCAAGGTAGTGTGCATCACCAAGGATACGCTTCATTTCATCTTCATCATCAGCAAGTTCAGATGGAGATTCAAACTCAGAACGGTCATAGTTAACATAACCATCTTTGTTCTGTGCTTTCAATTTGAAGTTAGCACCTTCCCAAATATCAAATGGGTCCATTGATTCTTCATCTTCAAACTCTGGGAACATAGGAGCAAGAATCTTTTCGTGAATCTTTGGTCCGTAGCGGAAGATAAAGACTTTACCTTCGTTTTCGGGGTTAGCAGAATCTTTTACAACAAGAACATTGCTGTAGTAATTCTTTTTACCTTTACGGTCTGTGTAAGTTTTACGTGCGGGATGGTCACGGGGTAAGTCCCAACCACCAGCGTTCTCAACAAGTTCTTTTTCCTTTTCACATATTGGACAATCATTTCCAATAGTTCGGGGACACTCATTGATAAACCAGCGACCATTGACTTTAAATCCGTGTTGCCAAACAAGTGCCCACGGGGATACGTCTTCAGGTGAAGTACCTTCAGGTGCGTTCTGTACGTCTTGTTCGGAAGGGGGGAGGAATCGAATAACAGCATAACCGTTACCGGCTTTATCACGCTGCAATTTCCATTCACGGTCATCGTTGTTGTTCTGTCCACCAGACTGTTCTTTCTCAATGCGTTCACGCATCTTCTCAGTTCGTTTGGTGCGGTTCTTCTTCATGCTATCAAAATAATCTGACATAGGTTTTTAGCTCCATTTAATGTGCCGGTGTGGGATTACCCCTAATGTTCGGCTTGAGTTCAGAGTTTGTGTTGTACAGCTTCCTTGAGAATGTTTGCATAATCCCCAAGTGTATCTACTCTAACAAAGCGTTCATACTTTGTCAAGCGGAGATTTACATCTTCCCAAAGAGGATGTACACAGTATTTATCAAGAAAATTAGTCATACGATTTATAAGAACTAAAGTTTCCGGACAAATGTGTTCACGTTCCAGTTGCACAATAGCAGGAAGGTTCCCACCATCAGACACTAAAACGTCCTTGAAAGAACTATTAGATTCTTCCATGTATTCTATAATTGTTTTTACATCTTGTTTGAATGTACGTTGACGTGATTCCTTACGCTTCTTCCAATTGACATACTCAACTGCAAACTTATCGTCAACGAATTCACCAGCCCAAAGGTCTGTGTTCCCATCTTTACAATAGACGGAAAGATAAAAGTCCTTCAGTTCTTTTTTATACATGCTGGATAGCTTGTAAAAGAAAGCACGGTCCCTACGCTTCTCAAAAGTTTTACGGGGGGCATTCACCTTCCCGCAATACTTTATAAAGTCATAAGATGGTCTTGTGAAGTGTTGCTTCATTGCAAGCCATAGAACATATGAATCATACCCATCAGGTAAAGACATACTAAAGGTCCAGTTCGTTAATCTTCATTCCACGGACATAACGGTTTTTAATTGCCGTTACACGAACATCTTCTTTCATACCTTTATCCATCAATGGAAGTATTTCTTCCATATCAACATTATTCCTGTTACAGAATTCGGTAATGGCATCCACGATGTTTAAGTTTTCTTTGATACACATGTGGTGGATTTCAATTGAAAACTTTTCTTTACTGGAAAGTTTCATTTCATCCATTGTAAGGTTTACCCCTACGTTGCAATTCTTTACGTGCCTTTTGACGTTTCTTACCGTCACTACCGGCAGCAAACCTTTCCAATTCCTCAAGAGAAATTAGATGAAGATACTTACCGTTTGCTTCAATCTTCTGTGGCATTTTTAAATCCTCATAATAATCAGGAATGTTCATTGGGGTAGATGACGAGATTCGAACTCGCACACCCATTACAGGCACTAGGGTCACAACCTAGCGTGTCTATCCATTTCCACCACACCTACCACAATGAACACTCCTGTAGGTTAATATCAGTTATACCAGTGCTTACGTGCACCAGCATCAGCAGCATAAGATGCAGCAAATGCATCAGGCTTAATCAAAGGCTTAATACCTGTTACACCCCAGATGTATCCAACAGCTTGCTTAACAACAGCATTAGAAGCGTGTTCTTCTTTGGAGTTAACGTCCAAGTGAATTTCAATCTCACGGTCTTCTATCAACTCACCTACTGCTAGGTAAAGTTCAGCTACTTTATACACTTCATTCATCAAACGCAAGCGGGGCTTATCTTCTTTTGCATCAAAGTCACGTTCAATCTCAGTGTAACCAAACACCTTACAACCGTGACAGTTATCAATGTGTACTACAAGTACAACAGCGTAACGTGCAAACCAATCGTTGCCTTTTTTGTATTTAACAGAGTCACAACCTAAGTAGATTCTACCTTCAGTTGCCGCTAAGTAATCTTTTACTTCAGTTATTTGTTCCTTCGTAAACATCGTAATTCCCCTTCTTCGCTAATCCAGCTTTCACTAGTTCTTCACTTAATGTAGTTGCACCTTCAAGGTATACAACTGCCAACCATCTTCCATACTTACCTGTTTTGTAAGTGCGGATAACTACTTCCTTATTGAGAATCATATCTTCCACGAAAGTTTTTGCTTCTCTCCCGTGAATAAGTTCTAGTTCATTGGAAGGGGAATAAATCTCCGGTGTATCAATGTTCGCCAATCGAAAGCATACAAGCGTAGTGACGTGGAACCCAAGGTCCACTTCAGCATAGAAGGTATCTCCATCTACAACTCTTGTCACTATCGCTTTGTATACGTACTCTTTCATTTAACTTCCTTTACGTTCTTCTTTAACTTTTTCCATTATACGTTCCAGTTCAAGGGACGTAGCGGTATTACCTTTAACCATTAACAAACCTCTAAGGTAACTGTACCTTTCAGCCGGTCTCATGGTTTCCAGCTTTTGCTTAACAGTATTTATGAACTTGGTATTAGCTCTCATTCTCTCTCCAGCGTTTGACCAAAAAGGTATTATAACACACTGGCATGAGAATTGCAAATGGCAGTAGGTAAGGGATTCGAACCCTTGGACCCCCTTTCAGGGGTCACCGGTTTAGCAAACCAGCGTATTAGACCACTCTACCAACCTACTATTTAAATGCGTTTCCAAAAAACTCTTGCTGATAATGTTCACGCTCATACATCTTTTCCATATCTTTCAGTTGCGTGATACTCATATCTTTCATCCAAGACATAGGGGAATACTGTTCATACTTCCCACCATTCATCTGAATCAAATCAAGCATTGGGTCAGTCTTCTCACCCAACATAAAATCAACAATGTCTTTCTTACTTCTATACTGCTTTGGTGTTGTAGCGTAGTAACCTTCTCGGTCCACTGGGAACCACTGAATGAAATCAAACTCATCTACAAACACTTTAAAATTCTTTGTTCTATCACAACCTTCCATTAAATTGTAAAAGTTCTGAGAACCATAAACAAACTCTACTGAATCTCTTGGTCTTTCACCAATTGATTTTCCTAACTCTCTTGCCCACGAATGATTATGTGGGAACATGAGTGCAACATTCTTTTCCGTAGCAATCCACTCCTGTACTGCTTTGATAAGACGTGTTGATTTACCTGTGCGTCTTGGGCTAATCTCTAAATACATATTAAAATCCTACTGTCCAGTTTTCGCATTCAGTGCTGTGGTTCCAACCTCTACTTGCTCTAGCTGTTCCACAACACCATATTTCAACTTTCTGTTTATCTTTCAATTCCGCAAGTTCTTCTCTTGCTGTAGAAAGTTCATCTTCAAGTTCATCAAGTTTGTTTGCGGCTTCTTCTAACTTACTACCGTAAACAATGTCTGTGACAACCCCTGAAAGATGGTCCACATCATGGTAACGTAAACTATTTGATAAGTCACTCACTGGTCTACGAAACCTTGGATACTTTTTACGTATCACCTTTTTAGCTTCTTGTACTCCACAACCGGTTTCCTCACGGTGTTTCTTTACAAGTGCTACGAACTCACTCACGATACTTCTACTTCAGGTTCCTGTCCATTGAAGAAGATTGCAATTATACCTTCTCGGTTTAACTGAATCATAAAACATTCTTCAAACACTTCAGGGTCTTGGTCATACAGTTCACGTAGTGATTGTGAAATGGTCATTGCATTAGGCTTTTCTTCATAACCTACAATGTTCTGAACATCTGCTACACCAT